CAGGAGATATTTTTGCTCTTGTTTTTTTTACTGGTAATTTACGTCCTGTAAGAGGACTTACATAAGTTGGATTTCTTTCGTCTATCTCTGCTTGAATTTGCTCAACTGATTTTTTTGACTTTCTTCTCTTTGATGCTCTTAATTTACCACCACTATCCACTTGCTCCTTTAAACTGCGCAATCGAGTGTCCTCTTGCTTATCTTGCAAGTCCGAAAGTTTAGTAACATTTATTTTTGGTAATGTTTTTGCCACTATGAATTACGTTGTTGTGCTTTTAGATTTTCTTCTTCAATATATTGTTTCAAGAGAGTTACATAGACATCTCGTTCCCAAGGCATCATATTTTCTATCTCTGTCAAAGAGTATTTATGATGCTGAACCAAGGCAAAGTTAACTTTATAGTATGACTCCAGACTCATATGAGCCATACCTAGCTGAAAAAACTTGCCAGACCCTCCAATACAACTTCAGATTCAACATTAGTTTGAGGATTTCTAACCTTCAATGTATGACTTAATTTAGGCATAGTTTTAAAAAATTGTTCAACCTCTTGAAATTGTTTAGTATTCATTTGATCAATAAACTCATCAAGTTCCTCTTTTGTACTTTCAGATGCATCCCAACTTTCTTGATCATCATAAATCATATCAATACATGTTGATAGCATCGACATTGCTGCTGAAACTGATTCTTTCGCTTCTGCCATTTCAAAATCAAAATTATTCTCAATGAATTGATCCAATGTTGGATATTTGAGTTTCATAGAATACTTATCATCAAGTTGAACAATTAACTTGTGATTTTTATCCTTTATAACTTTAATATCATCTATGTTGATAGATGTCTCAACTTTAGTTTTACCATCATCAGGGCAGGTAACATTTACTTCAACTGTTTCACCAACTGATTTTGATCTCACATTTAAGAACAAATATTCAATATCAAAAGTAGGTAACTTAGTTACATCAATATTTTTTGTAATTAAACAATCACCAATAATTTGTATAATCGCATCAGTAATTTGTTTTTGGTCTTCAGATTCCAAGGCAAGAACTAATATCTTCTCTTCACGGACTAAAAAAGGACGGTATTTAACTTTTTTCTTATTTGAAGGAAGAGTCAATTCATACGTTGGAGTATTAATCTTGGGTAATGGCATGATATTTTATTCAGTATTTTATTTATACTACATTATACAATGTTTTTTACTATGTGTCTACTGTCTCTGGTCTATTGGAATTATATGGTTCAGGTCTACTCTCACTTGATCTAAATGAATTAAACAGATTTAAACCAGTAGATAAAAGACTTGGTTGTCTTCTTTTACGATTAACAACGTATCTGTCATAGTTAAAACTCACAGATACCTTTAGTATATCAGCGTTTCCATATGTCACTGGTATTGGAGTGATTGACTTTGGAAATGCATTAATAAACTGATATGATAATGCTCGATCAAGATTTTTTTCAAACTTAGAAATATACATCGAAGATACCTTATAAGTATCTGGATATCTCATTCTACGATAAAATGGTTTCTGCAAATCTCCAACTTCATTCTCTGCACCACTGGTTATATAATCCATCCATCCTTCAAATATTCTTAGTAGAGTATAATCCTTATCAACATAGAAAGAAAAATCAATATCTGTATATAATCTAGAATGAGCAAATTCTTGAGGGACACCCATAAAATTATCTTTGACTTCCGCAGTTGCTAAAGCAGTTGCAGGTAATGACGCATCAAAACATAGGATACCCATCTGACGAGAGATAAAATCATCTGCATTAAGTATTCCAAGATTATTTCGGATATAATTTACAATGCTTGAATTAAATCCAGCGAAGTGAACTTGATATTGATTGTTTAATGATAGGTTGCCAAAATTGACTTTGGCATCAGTCATTGTGATTCTTTGTACTAACGACACACTAAATACCTTTATGACTTTGTTTTTATATATTTATGTCATATAAAGGGAGATACTCACCATCATACCCACGAAAGTATAAAGGAAACCCCTCAAACATCATTTATCGATCACTTTGGGAGAGGAAATTCATGGTTTACTGTGATTTAAATCAAAATATATTAGAATGGGGAAGTGAGGAGATTGTAATACCATATCGTTCTCCAATTGATAATCGAGTGCATCGATACTTTCCAGACTTTTATGTCAAATTAAAAGAGACAACAGGAAAGACTAAAAAATATATTATTGAAGTTAAACCAAAAAGACAAACAAAACCTCCATCAAGACCAAAAAGACAAACAAAAGGATATTTACGTGAAGTTTATGAATATGCTCGCAACCAAGCAAAATGGGAAGCAGCATCTGATTATTGTAAAGACCGTTTGTATGAATTTAAAATCATGACAGAGGATGAACTTGGAATCAAATGAATCGCATAAGTCCAGTATTAGATAAACTCATAGGTATCGAAGATCCTAGTGAATTAGTAACTCAACTAGAGGAAGTTATCAGTGATAGTGTGTCTCCTCCAGAGGCAGGTCAATTTTTTGTATTTTCGTATGTGCCAAAAAAAGCAGATACTACCTTTGATGTCAACCCACTTGTCGCAGTCACAGAAGTATACTCTTGGGGATTTCGTGGAGTTAATTTTCATCATGGTCAATACCGCACTTATTCGTTCTCAAATTTGGTTGGTCAGACCTATCGTGTCTACCCTGAAGAGATAAAAGATCTTCAGGCATTACCTTTTGGTAAAATACGTCTAAATAGTTAAAAAAGTAATATGTTTGGAAAATTCTTAAGTAAAAAGTTCAACTCAGGAGGGTTTCGATATCCACTCGAAGCACTGACGGAAACGACTGACTACTTACAGTTTACAATTGTTGAGTACCAAAGCACGAAACAAAGAAGTGGTGGAAGTTTAGTCGGTTCACCCGGATCTCGTCGTATTGGGCCACAAGGAACAAAAGATAAAGCAACAAAGATATTAGGTAATATTATACTCCAAATGCCATCAAATATTCAAGATGGTAACGCAGTTGATTATGGTGAGAGTAAAATGAATACCTTAATCGGTGCTGCTGCTGGAGCGATTGGATCTGTAATTAATAAAAGTGGAGATGCAGTAAATGAACTTGCAAAGAAAAATCCAGAAGGTGCTAAACAATCAATGGCAGAATTGAGTGGTGACTTAAAAAAGACACTCGGTGCTGACTCTTCACTGATGGATGCTGCTGCACAATTTACAACTGCAAAGGCAACATCTGCTGCTCTAGGTGCATTAGGAGGTAACGTATCTACTGCTCAATTATTAGCAAGACAGACAGGAAATATTTTTAATCCTAATATGGAATTACTTTTCAATGGCCCTACATTGAGAAGTTTTAACTTTTCATTTAAAATGACACCTCGTAGTCCTTCAGAAGCAGAAGAGTGTAAGAATATTATCAGATCATTTAAATTAAACATGGCACCTAAAACTAAGAATACAGGATCAATTGGAGGTACAGGTGTATTTCTAAAAACTCCAAATGTATTTGAACTACGTTATAAAAAAGGTGGTGGAGAACATCCATTTTTACATAAATTTAAACAGTGTTTTCTAACAAATATATCTGTTAATTATACAGGTGAAGGTGTATATACAACCTATGATGATGCAACTCCAGTATCAATGAATTTAGATCTTACATTTAAAGAATTAGAACCAATTTATGATGTTGATTATGATGATGCAGGAGGAGTTGGTTTCTAATGGCATATTTTAGAGAATTACCAAATATTAAATATCCTTCCTTTTTGAGTGATAAAAATTCATCACTTGAATACTTAGAAGTTAAAAACTTTTTTCGTCGTGTTCAATTAAGAGAAGACCTTCAGAATAGTTTAACTGTTTTTAATAAGTATGAAATACCAATGGGGAGTAGACCTGATAATGTTGCAGAAGAATTATATGGATCAGCAGAGTTGGATTGGGTTGTAGTTACATGTGCAGGAATCGTGAATATTCGTGATGAATGGCCTCTTGATAGTTCAGAAATTTATAACTATTCTGCAAATAAGTATGGTGAGAATATAGATCAAACAAGATATTATGAAACAAAAGAAATTCGTGATAGTGAAGGTCACTTAGTACTACCAAAAGGTAAAAGAGTTAATTCTAATTTTACCGTGAAATATTATGATAATATGCTTGGGACTTATGTAACTAAATCAGGAACAGATGTAAGAAGTGGAATTAGTAACTATGTTCATGAAACAAGACTAAATGATAATAAAAGATTTATATTTGTACTTAAAGAAGAATATCTACAACAATTCCTAAATGACTTTAGAGATATAATGATATATGGAAAGTCATCACAATTTGTGAATGATACAACAGTTCAAACAGAAAATTTAAATATATCCATGCCATAAAAAAAGGGAGGTTGCCCTCCCAAGTGTTTTAGTTTTCAGCGAGTCGTTGGAAATACGATAATGTATCGTCATCCTCAATTTCACTCGAACTTGAAGCAACAGATGAAACTGTTTCTCTTGTCTCTGCGACAGGAGTTGTCTCATACTCTTCTTCTTGAACTTCTGAATCTTGAGCGGCTGGTCTAGCACCTCTCTTACCAAGAACATACTCTAGACGAACTTTAAGTTCATCGTATGTCTTGAACTGTGCAGGTTCAACAAACTCAGAAAGAGATAATTCTTTCTTCCAGA